CGTATGTGGGATGAAGACATCACCGACGCTGGTATTACGGAGGCATCAACATGAGCGACTTTTACCTCAAGCTAACAAATGAAGCTGCTATGCCTACAGTTCTCTCTGCCTTCTACAACGAAGAGGGTGAGTTAGTAACTAACACAGCAGATTACTCTATCGACGTTGTAGGCGTCTTACACGAGGCCACAGGCAACACCCTTACAGACGATGAGGGTATGGAGTATCCTGAGATGGCAGCATTAGACGGTTGGCATGTGAACATCCGACTATCTGGAGATACTATGCGTGATGCTGTTGAGGCTCTTGATGTATCACATGGTGTTACACCTACAAGCCCTTTAAGGATATGGCTATGAAACCTGGGTTATATGCTAATATACACGCAAAGAAGTCTCGTATTAAAGCAGGTAGCAAAGAAGTAATGCGTAAGGTTGGAAGCAAGGGTGCTCCTACTGCAGCTAACTTTAAGGCAGCAGCTAAAACAGCAAAGGTGAAGAAGAAATGAAAAGCGGATATCATAAAATGCCAGATGGTAAGATGATGAAAGATGAAGATCATAAGTCTGGATACAAGCATGGTGGTATGACTAAGAAGATGGGTTACAACAAGGGCGGCATGTGTGGTGCATCTATGCCAGCATCACGTCCAGTAAAGAAGAAGAGCAAATAACTATGAAGTATTATCACAAGTATCAAACTTCCTTAGAGGCCGCTGGCTACACTGTAGATGAGCATGGCTACGTGTGGGACTCCATGGGTAACCAGTCAGCTGGTGAAGACAACTATGGTAACGTACAGAGTAAAGACCCTAATGTTAATGCTATCTGTATTGAACAGGATGAAGCGCCATTCTTATCTAAACTAGCTAATAAGATTAAGCCTAAGAAGTCTACGGCCCCTGCTGGCAAGAAACGTGCTCGTACAGATAAGGGTCACTTTGTAAAGGATGACCCTAATACACCAGAGAATGAAGCGTGGGTTGACGAGTAATGGCATTCTTAACCAGTGCAAAGTATGTAACTAAATCTATTGATGTAACTTCTGTAAGTTCATCAAGCCCTCAAGATTTGTATGTATGTCCTAATACTTTTGTTTGCTTGGTTAAGTTCCTGCACTTATCTAATAGCGCAGCTAATAATAAGAAGATCAGTGTTTATTGGTATGAGGCTGCTACTACTACACATCACTATATTGTAGATCACTTCGCAGCAGATGCTAACTCTATGCACGAGGTAGTAGAGGGTGGTGGCTACATAGCATTACATCCAGGTGATAAGCTGCAGTGTTTTGCTGAGACAACAGGTACATACCATGTAACTATGTCTGGTGAAGAATACTATCAGCCTACCTAGTAGGTCATGACGGGTATGCAAACTTAGTAGAGGTAACTACCGCACATTTATGTATAACTATGTAAGTAAACCAGCAATACTGCTGGCTCAATACATAGGAACATACAATGTATACACTAATCGTTAAAGCATTCTCAGACTTCATGTCAAGCTTAGCTAAATCACAACAGGCACGTGCTGACTTCTGGATACTACAGAACATGTCAGACAAAGAGTTAAGAGATATTGGTATCGCACGTGGAGAGATCCGCAACGTTATAGCAGAAAGTTTCAAATAGTTAGGAGAGCTATTGTGGAGAATGTTAAACTACCTATTGCCCTTGTGGCTGCTATGGCTGTACAACTTTGCGGTGGCGTATGGTGGGTGTCTCAACAGGCATCTACCATCTCTAGCCTAGAAGAAACTGTCAGTCAGCTTGGTTCACGTATGGCTATTGAGGACAACATTAACCTTAAGCGTGACGTTGAAGGTAATAGCGTAGAGATAGAGTACGTATGGGGTGACGTAGAGGAGTTATGGGATGAACTTGCCTCTATGACCTTAGCTATCGGTGAAATCAATAAACTCAAGCAACGCATAGCCGTTATGGAGAGTGAGTTACGGTATCTCAACCGTGACCATAGAGATATGGCAAAGTAAAGTGATTGATCCATTTACAGCTATGGCTGCAGCTACTACAGCGTACAATGGTATCAAGAAAGCTGTATCTGTAGGGCGTGAGATTAGTGCCATGACAGGTGCAGTCTCTCAATGGTCTAAGGCTGTAAGTGATCTAGACTTCTTGGAGGACAAAGCCAAGAACCCTCCAATGTATAAGATGTTTAGTGACAATCAATCTAATGCGTTAGAGATATGGTCACAAAAGCAGAAGCTCAAAGAGATGCGAGAAGAGCTTAAGGCACATATCTCTTGGACGTATGGACCTAGTGCATGGGATGAAATAGTACGTATAGAAGCACAGCAACGTAAAGAACAACGTGAGCTAGTCTACAAGAAACAAGAGTTTATAGACAACTGTATTAACTGGGCTGTAGGTATTGCAGTATTACTAGCAGGTGCAGGTGCGTTGATAATACTTATGTACTTCTTAGGCATAAAACAAGGCAAGTGGTAAGGAAATAACATGGCTAGAGCATTAACAGAAAAGCAGCAGCGCTTCCTAGAGGTACTCTTTGATGAGGCTGGCGGTGATGCTGTAGCTGCTAAGAAGATGGCGGGTTATGATCCTGCATCTAGCACATCAGCTATTGTAGAAGCTCTCAAGGATGAGATCGGTGACAGGACACGTACATACTTTGCTCGTACTGCCCCTAAGGCTGCTATGGCAATGGTTGGTGCTTTGTATGATCCTACAGAGCTAGGCATAAAAGAGAAGATGGTTGCAGCTAAGGACTTGCTAGATCGTGCAGGACTTGGTAAGGTAGACAAAGTAGACGTAACATCTGGCGGGGGCGTTTTCTATCTGCCACCAAAAGAAGGTACAAACGAATAATACCTGAGAGAGATTTAGGGTTCTGGCAGTTACCACTACCTCCCAAGAACCACACAAAAGAATGGCATCCTATAGTTAAGATAACAAAGAGGATACCCTTTGGTTATAGGGTAGATCCTGAGAACGACAGACTACTCTTACCCATTGAATCAGAGCTTGAAGCTTTAGAGCTTGCAAAGCGCCACCTAAAGCAGTATAGTTATCGTGCAGTAGCACAGTGGTTAAGTAAAGAGACTGGTAGAACTATAACGTTCACAGGGTTAAAGAAGAGAATTGAAGTTGAGCAGAAACGTAGAAAAGCAGTTGCAATTAAACGCAAGCTTGCCAAGTGGCTCCAAGAAACGCTTGATCAAATCGAAAAGCTCGAAAGAAAAGGTGCAGGAGCCTACACAGAACCTGACAAAGATAGTTGAAGAACCTGTAGTAGAGACTATACCTGCACAAGTTAAGGCACCTGAGTATGATGTAGAGGAAGCTCAGCAGGTAGTATTCAAGCCTAACCCTGGCCCACAGACAAACTTTCTTAGTGCGTCAGAGCGTGAAGTACTTTATGGTGGCTCAGCGGGTGGAGGTAAGAGCTACGCCATGTTGGCTGACCCTCTACATGGATTGAATGATCCTAACTTCTCAGGGCTACTAGTAAGACACACTACAGAAGAATTAAGAGAACTTATACAAAAGAGTCAGGAGTTATATCCCCGTGCTATACCTGGAATTAAGTGGTCGGAACGTAAATCGCAATGGACTTCTCCTCAAGGTGGAAGACTTTGGATGTCTTATCTCGACAAAGACACCGATGTCACACGCTACCAAGGTCAGGCTTTTAACTGGATTGGCTTCGATGAGCTTACTCAATGGTCTAGCCCTTACGCTTGGGATTATATGAAATCAAGATTACGTAGTAGTTCCAAGGACTTAGGTCTTTACATGAGGGCTACAACCAACCCTGGAGGAAGCGGTCATGCTTGGGTTAAGAAAATGTTTATTGATCCTGCAATCGGGAATCAGCCGTTCTGGGCAACTAACATTGAAACAGGTGAAACGATTACATTCCCTAGGGGACATAGTAAAGAAGGTACACCTCTATTTAAAAGACGCTTTATTCCAGCCTCTCTATTCGACAATCCGTACTTGGCTGAGTCTGGCGACTATGAAGCAATGCTTCTCTCGCTTCCAGAGCATCAGCGCAAGCAGCTACTTGAAGGTAACTGGGATGTTAACGAGGGTGCCGCTTTTCCAGAGTTTGACAGAAAAGTACATGTTGTGGACGCATTCGATGTTCCTGACTCTTGGGCAAAGTTTAGGGCTTGCGATTACGGTTATGGTAGTTACACTGGTGTTCTGTGGTTTGCTGTAGCACCTGATGAACAAGTAATTGTGTACCGTGAGATGTATGTATCTAAGGTTACAGCTTCTGATCTAGCAGATCTGATCTTGGAAGCAGAGGCAAGAGATGGTACAATGAGATACGGGGTGCTGGATAGTTCTTTATGGCACAACCGTGGTGACACTGGGCCTAGCTTGGCAGAGCAGATGAATCAAAAGGGGTGCCGCTGGCGTCCATCTGACAGGTCAAGGGGTTCACGTGTCGCAGGTAAGAACGAGATACATAGACGGTTAAAGGTGGATGAGTTCACTGAGAAGCCTCAACTCGTATTTATGGATAACTGTACAAATACTATTGCACAGATACCTAGTATTCCTCTGGACAAGCGGAACCCAGAAGATGTTGATACTCATGCAGAGGATCACTTGTATGACGCTCTAAGGTACGGAATCATGACACGTCCACGCAGCAGCATATGGGACTACAACCCAGCAAAACAACGCACTGGTTTTCAAGCTAGTGATCCATCATTCGGGTATTGATAATGGCAGAACAAGAAGAAATGTTTGAAACAGATGAAGTCGTAGCTGCAGAAGACAGTACGGATAGCATCTTTGAGACTAAATCTAGTGTTGTATCATTTGTGGCTGATCGCTACAAACGTGCAGAAGACTCTCGTTATGCAGATGAGGATCGTTGGTTAAAGGCTTACCGTAACTACCGTGGCTTGTATGGCAAGGATGTACAGTTCACAGACACTGAGAAGTCTCGTGTATTTGTTAAGGTTACCAAGACTAAGACCCTAGCAGCATATGGACAGATCGTAGACGTACTATTCGGTAACAACAAGTTCCCCTTATCAGTAAATCCTTCTGTACTACCTGACGGTGTAGCTGAGTCTCTGCATATCAATGTAGATCCTAACGCTGCCGCTGCAGGTAAAGCTCTTGATCCTGTAACAGAACAACCTTCTCCTAAGCCTTACTTACTTGATGGTGAGAATAAGCTTCAACCAGGTGAGACACTCTCAGATCTATCTAGGCGTCTTGGCCCTCTATCTAGGAAGTTAGAGTCTGTATCTGATAGAGTAGTAGAGGGTGACGGTACTTCCCCTACAACTGTTACATTCCATCCTGCATTGATTGCAGCTAAGAAGATGGAAAAGAAGATACATGATCAGCTTCAAGAGTCTGGTGCTTCTACACATCTACGCTCTATGGCATTTGAGATGGCTCTACTTGGCACAGGTGTCATGAAAGGCCCGTTTGCAGTAGATAAAGAATATCCTAACTGGGATGACTCAGGTGAGTATGACCCTATAGTTAAGACTGTACCTGAGTGTAGTCACGTTTCTGTGTGGGACTTCTATCCTGATCCAGAAGCTAAGTCTATGAATGATGCAGAGTATGTGGTTCAACGTCATAAGATGTCTCGTACACAGCTTCGCTCACTCAAGAACCGCCCTTACTTTATGGCTGACTCAATAGGTATGGCTGTTGATAAAGGCCCAGACTATGTACAGAAGTACTGGGAAATGACTATGGAGGATGACGATACACAACCATCCTCTGAGCGTTGGGAAGTGCTAGAGTTCTGGGGCTACGTTGATATAGAGGTACTTGAAGAGCATGGAGTATCTATCCCTAAGTCACTGAAAGACTTAGATGAAGTTAACTGTAACGTTTGGGTATGTAACGGTGAGGTACTTCGCTTTGTACTTAACCCATTCAAACCTACACGTATCCCCTACTATGCAGTACCTTATGAGCACAACCCCTACAGCTTCTTTGGTGTAGGTATCGCTGAGAACATGGATGATACACAGACGTTGATGAATGGCTTTATGCGTATGGCTATTGACAATGCTGCACTATCTGGTAACCTCATTATTGAAGTAGATGAGACTAACATGGTTCCAGGCCAAGACTTATCTGTGTACCCCGGCAAGGTGTTTCGGCGTCAAGGCGGTGCTCCAGGGCAAGGAATCTTTGGTACTAAGTTCCCTAACGTAGCACAAGAGAACATGCAACTCTTTGATAAGGCACGGGTATTAGCTGATGAAAGTACTGGGTTCCCTTCTTTTGCTCATGGTCAAACGGGCGTTTCGGGTGTGGGTAGAACGGCATCTGGTATTAGCATGCTTATGTCTGCTGCTAATGGTAGTATACGCACAGTAGTTAAGAACATAGATGACTATCTACTGCGTCCATTAGGTAAATCATTCTTCTCTTTCAATATGCAGTTTGACTTTGATGAGACTATTCGTGGTGACTTAGAGGTTAACGCATCTGGTACAGAGAGCTTAATGGCTAACGAAGTACGCTCACAGCGCTTGATGCAGTTCCTACAGGTTGCACAGAACCCAGTACTAGCTCCCTTTGCTAAGATGGATTATGTTATCCGTGAGATTGCTAAGTCTATGGATCTTGACCCAGACAAGGTTACTAACTCCATGCAGGATGCTGCTATCCAAGCTGAGATCTTAAAAGGCTTCCAGACTCCCGTACAGGCCCCTGCAGGGCCAGAAGGTGTAAACATGCCTCAGGGTAGCCCAGAACCAGAAGGACAGGCTCCACAGGG